GACATTTCTAAATATTATGTTGATTCACAGACCAAAGCACTTTTCCCACAATAAGGAGATCATATGAAGAAGATTCTTGCAATCGCAATTACATTGACTGCATTTAATGCATTTGCTGCCGATGTTGCAAAACCAGCACCTGCACCAGCAACACCGGCGCCAGCAGCAACACCAGCACCGGCACCAGCAACACCTGCGCCAGTTCCTGCAGCACCTGCAAAAAAAGAAGAAAAGAAAAAGTAATATAAAGGTCACTATATTATGGAATATGATTGCGATAGATATGATGAAATCGTCAAACTCTTATTAAGAGATATGTGGCGATACCCAGATGAATTAACTATTGGTGAAAACATTTCAGATTTACCAGAAGTTAAAATTATATTCGATGGATATGGTGACCTAGAAACTGATGATTCGTATATTGAAGGTGGCAATAAGAACATAGAATCTTATGCCATCTTCATACACAAAGACGCAATAAACGAAGAATTCGAATTTCCAGAACACGAACAAACACCTTGGGCATTGATACATAGACCAAGAGAAGAGGTTTGCATATATGCATGGTATGACGTAAAAAACGAAGAATGGGATATTTCTTTATTGGAAGATCGTGTGGACGATTGTTCCATGAATGAATCTGATGTTATGTTGGTGTTAGAATCTCTATATCAGAGATATTATTCATAAATAAATCACAACAACAGGATTTTTAACATATGCCACTATTAAATTCAAGTGCTCCTATAAGTTTAGCCAATACTACAACGGGGCAATCTGTCGCACAAGAATTACTAAACATATTTGATAGCACTGGTTTGTCATCCACTTCGACAATTTCTTTTAATGATCAAAGAGTACGACAAGTTGCTGGTAAAACTGCATATGCTAACCAACCAGTTACAATGCCTACAGATTTTTTAGGTAAAACAGCAACTTTTCCACATTTTTATGGAACTTTGAGTCCTACAGGTTCAAAAATTCGTGTAAATAGTTTTGGTTATTTTTATGCGAGTCAAGGCAATTATGTTAACGGAACCAATGGTGCAGGCCTTCAATTTAATGATACGGGTAATGTGGGAGCAGGTACCGGAGCAATAAACAGTGCATATACTATTGGTAGTATAAGTGGTTTCTATAATAGTTCTTCATATATTCCATATTATTGGAAATGGTCGGTAGGCACCACAACAGATGCATCATACTATTTGATGCGGGTAAATTTTAGTAGTTATTCTGGACCTAGTCCTAGTAATATGTTGTTGCAAATTGGAAATAGTGGATCTTATGAAAATGTTACATTAGGAACAACAAGCAATGAATATTATTTAAGTTCTAATCCATTTGTAAGATGGGTTTCTAATCCCACATACCCTTCCGTAGTAAACCAAACAGGTACATATACCGCTACAGGCACAATATATATTAAAAATACTGCAAATGCGAGCACAGGATACGCTAGATTAGAAGAAAGTATTACGTTTTCTTTTTCCACATACTGGGAATATGTTAACGATGGCGACTACGGCGGTGGTGGCGGTTAATATACTTTAATATAAGGTAAAAAATAATGGTACACAAGACCTTTTCGGTCTTGTTAGGAACTATTTTAATTTTTGGTTTAGTGACAGTAACACAACCATCAACAATTGATGACGATACCTACAAATTAATACCTAACATAGATCATAAACAATTAATTTGTTTAACAAATAACGTATATCACGAAGCAGGCAGTGAATCTTTTGAAGGTAAACTAGCAGTTGCACAAGTCACAATGAACAGAGTAGAATCTGGTCGATTTGGCAGTAGTATTTGTGGAACAGTTTATCAAAAAATAAAAAGCACTTGCCAATTCTCTTGGGTTTGCCAAGGTAAGAAAGAAATTGCACATAAAGCATCCAAGCAATATGCTGCTGCAAAAGAGGCGGCCTATCGTGTCCTGGTCGAAGGATACAGAATCAAAAAACTACACAAAGCTTTGTACTTCCATGCATCCTATGTCGAACCAGGATGGAACAGGAAAGTAGTGGCAAGAATAGGGAACCACATATTTTACAGTTGACAGGACGTTCATGATATGTTATACTGGTATCATTTGAGGAGTATTGTATGCCAACAAAAGATGAGATAAGTGAATTCAGTCAGAAGATAGAAAAGATTTCTGAAGAATTTAAATTAAATTATATTGATTCGATTTGTTTTCATTGTGAAAAATCTGGTATGGAGATTGAGGTCGCTGCCACTTTAATCTCTGCCGCACTTAAAGCAAAACTAAAAGATGAAGCACAAAATCTAAATCTAATTAAGAAATCTTCTAAACTGCCTATATGATTATTGCACCAGAAAATTCTGGATTTGTTGCATACGCATTATACAATTCAATAAGATTACATTTTACTTCAAATACTTACGATTATTTTAAGTACAATGGTAAAACCAATGTAACTAAAGATACATTTACCAAAAAGAAAGACAAGTTTACGTTTTATAAATTGGCAAGAAAGTATTCTTTGAATGATTTAAAAATGTTTTATGTTGCAAACTTTCTAGAAAAAACTGATGGTTGGGTAAATGATTTACTAAGTCAGGATGCTGAAGAGAACTATGTGAAATGGCAAAAGGTAAATCAATCACTCACATATATGTTTTCAAATGATCTTGACAAACTACTGGATTTAGTAGATAATCCATCTGATTTGTTAAAGGTTAAAAGTAATGAGTACCCTAAACTTCTATTGAATGTTATGAGTAAATCTACTCACATAGAGACATTGATTATTATGAATGATATATTAAATTTCTTTCCAATGTGGGAGAAGAAGATTGATGACACATATATTTGGCCAAATTTTAAAATGAAATGTGAAAAGTATTTACCTTTTATCTCTTACGACAAAACTAAATTTAAAAAAATACTAAAGGACAAGATTCAAAATTATGAAGATTAAGAAAATATGGTTGGACATGGATGGAGTTATTGCTGACTTTGAAAAAAGGTATGCAGAACTTTATAAAATTAATCCATCAACAATGCGACAAGATAAGTTTCATCCGAACTTTATGCATTTCATTGCAACAAAACAATTTGAAACATTGGATCTTATGCCACAGGCCGAACATCTAATTAAATATCTTTCTTTGTTAAAAATTCCAACAGAGATTTTATCTTCTACAGGAGTAAAGGAACATTTTCGTAAAGTTTCTTTGCAAAAACGAACGTGGTTGAATAAACACAAAGTACCGTTTAAATCCACTTTTGTGCCTGGAAAAGAATATAAATACCAGTATGCGAAACCAGATGCCATTCTGATTGACGATACAGAATCAAATGTATTGGATTGGAGAAAGGCAGGTGGTATTGCTATTCTACACAAAAATGTCGAAGATACGATTAAACAATTACAATCGTTGTTGGCACACAACACTTGACACAATGTGTAATTTTGTATATAATGTATATATTGAATAAGTCGTTTATACTCCGTTCACACACCGTTATAAGGAAAAAATCATGGTAGATTTCGCAGCACTCAAAAGTCAACGTCAAAGTGGTAATCTCGATAAGTTGACAAAAGCAATCGAAGCACTTAATGCATCATCTGAAGGTGCAAAAGCTGTCGATAATTTCTGGAAACCAGAAGTCGATAAGGCCGGCAATGGAATGGCCACAATTCGATTCCTCGATGTATCTCCCGAGGATGGTGAAGATTCCCTCCCATGGGTTAAAATCTTTTCACATGGTTTTCAAGGGCCTGGCGGGTGGTTAATTGATAACTGCCTTACGACAAATAATGATAAATGCCCGGTTTGCGAACATAATTCCAGTCTTTGGAATTCTGGTATCGAAGCAAACAAAGAAATCGTTCGTAAACAGAAACGTAAACTTAATTATGTGGTCAATGTCTATATCGTTTCTGACCCTAAAAATCCAGAAAACGAAGGGCAGGTCAAACTGTTCAAATTCGGCAAGAAGATTTTCGATAAGATTACTGAAGCAATGAATCCTGCATTTGAGGATGAAAAAGCAATTAATCCTTTCGATTATTGGACTGGCGCAAACTTCAAACTGAAGATTCGTAAAGTTGATGGTTATCAGAATTACGATAAGTCTGAGTTTGAATCACCAAGTCCGTTGTTTAAAGA